AAAAGCAATTATTAAAAGACAGAAAGAAATTACAGAGTTTAGACAAAGGAAAGCCCAAGAAACTTATGAAAAAATGATGAGAGAAAGGGAAGAAGAAGCAGAAAAAAAGAATAAGGAACGCAAAGAAGCCATAATGAAATTGAGAAAAGAAATGGAAGAAAAAAATAAAAAGGATCAAGTCAATTGGAATAAATTAACAAGTAAAGAGAAACTAGCAAAAAGGCGCGAAATAGATTTAAAAAAACACAAAAAGGAAGAACAAGAAATGGATAGAGAAAAAGAGCGATTAGTTCAAAAAAAAATATCAGAAAATTATAACAAAAAAATGTACCTAGAACCTGAAGAACCTTTATTAGGAAGAATCGCTTATCCATATGGACAACCGATAACTAGATACAGAGATGATTATGGTGAGGGAATCATTTTTGGAGGTAAAAAGAAATATAAATATAAAGGGGGACAAAATCCAGATGAGGGTGAAACTACAAAAGAAGATGATAGTGTTGATTTAAGTTTAAGTGGTATTAATTTTGATGATAGTTTTGCAAGTAGAAGCTCTACCGAATCTAACGCATCTCATAATAGGTTTGTAAGAAGATTAAATCAAAGACCTCAAAGACCTCAAAGACCTCAAAACACACAAGCTCGTTATTTAGCACAACAACATTATTTAGAAATGGATGAAGATTTAAATTTATCAAGTGATTCTGATAATGAGTAAAAATAAAAATGAAAAATGAAAAAATAAAGATATATAATATAATGGTAAAAGCAATCACAATAATACCCATGATTGCCACTTTTTTATCAGGAATAGGAATACTACCTGAACTTTTAGCAGTAATAAAGACATGGGATGTTACAGATTTAGACACAACATGGCTAACATTTAGTTATATAGCCAATTGTCTGTGGATACTATATGGATATTTACAAAAAGATACGAATGTTATATTACTTGGTATAATGTTCGTCCTTTTTTATGGTTTTTTAATAACTGTTAAGATAATGGTACATATGGGTATTCTTATACCACTAAATAATTAAATATTTGATAGTGTAAATAATATTAATATTATAATTTAATAATATTATTTTTTAAACATTAATAGTATCAATAAATTGCCAATCTAAATCTCGACAAATTTTTTTCCAAATGTTATCTTGTTCCAATAATTTTTCTCTATCTTTTAACATAGGTATTTCATTTAGATAATCATATTCTTCTAATAATTCTAATAACTTAAATAATACATAATAATAATGCAAAAAATTGACACGATAATCTGGACAATGTTTGGCATATGGATATTGGATCTCCATAAAAAAATTACATAATATTTCTTCTAACTCCTGAGAGAAAGTTGGAGGTATCATACCTAACTTATCTTTGATAAAATTAATATGCTCATAATACTTATTATATCCTAGTTTTTTTAATAAATCTTTTAATTTATAGTAGTTTAAATCATCATAACTAATACGCTCCTTTTTAATTTGATTTTTTAAACCTTCTGTAACCTCAAGTGGTATTTGGGTTGTTTCTTTTCCTTGAAACTGAGCCAATATTTCTTTAAAATGATTAATTTTTTTATAAGCATAGAAACAAACTTCTTTAGGAGGTTCTTTATACGAAGGTTTATCATTTTCAACTAAATAGGGAATATTTTTATAACATTCATTACACATTAATATACCTTCATCAACCACCGGTATTAACTCACCCACATGACATGTTGGACAAATATCAGATGCGACTACATAAGTATTTATATCTAAATAAGAATCATCTATATTTGATAAATACTTTTGAAAAATGTTATCATTTGTTTTTTCTTCTCTCTTATTACTATCATGTTTAATTTTAAAAAAAGCATTTAATTTATTATTATTGGTTCTTACTATTTCATTTCCATCTGATATATTTTTCTTATTTTCAAAATATTCAAATACATATTTAGAATTATCCAATAGATAATTTTTCTTATTCTTTTTCAAGTTTTTTAATATCGATGATATTTCGGCAACTCTATCTTTATAATTCATTTGTTGTTCAATTGTAAGAGTTTTGTCTGTTTGAAAAATATTAATAATATTATCTCGTTCTTGTTTTAATTTAGGAATATTTTCAGATTCTTGTTTAGCAAAATTATTAATAATATCTCGATGTTTTGTATCTAGTGTTGATAAACTTTTTTTATTTACCTTAATTTTTTTTTGTGGTTTTTGTTTAAATGAAGGCATCTTTATATATTTTTATTGTATTTTTTTAATTAATAATTTTCGAAATATATATATCTAGTTTGAAATATAAAATACTTTTCTATAAAATTATTAATGAATAATGTATCACATGAAACCCTAAATATTTCTGAAGAAGAGAATATAAATATAGATAATATTCATTTAAGGAAAATGATTTTTATATATAACGCGTTAAATGATGGATGGAATGTTAAAAAAAGCAAAGATTCTTATATTTTTAGCAAAAATCATGAGAAGAAAAAGGAAATATTTTTGGATTCATATTTAGCTTCATTTATGAAGGATAATTTGAATATAAATAATTTTAAAGTGACTTGAAAAAAAAACTAATAATTAATTATTTAATTATTAGTTTTTTCTGAAAATTTTTTTCTTTAGTCACTATATAAAAATGGGAGGAGGATTAATGCAACTCGTCGCTTACGGCGCCCAAGACGTCTACCTTACTGGTAATCCCCAGATTACTTTCTGGAAGGTGACTTATCGTCGCTACACAAACTTTGCTATTGAGTCCATTGAGCAAACTTTCAACGGACAAGCCGATTTCGGCCGTCGTGTTACATGCACAATCAGCCGTAATGGTGATCTTGCTTACCGCACCTACTTACAAGTTACACTTCCTGAGATCAACCAACTCATGGGTAACACCGCCAGTATCACTACCGGCAACAACTCTGTCTATGCCCGTTGGTTAGACTTCCCTGGTGAGCAAATTATTGCTCAAGTTGAGGTTGAGATTGGAGGTCAACGTATCGACCGCCAATATGGTGACTGGATGCACATCTGGAACCAACTCACAATCAACTGCTGCCAAGAGAAGGGATACTTCAAGATGATCGGTAACACCACACAACTCACATTCATCACCGACCCCTCTTTCGCTGATGTTGATGGACCCTGTGATTCCGATGCTCCTCGTCAAGTGTGTGCTCCTCGCAACGCTCTTCCTGAGACTACTCTTTATATTCCTCTTCAATTCTGGTTTTGTACCAACCCCGGTCTTGCTCTTCCCTTGATCGCTCTTCAATACCACGAGGTTAAGATCAACCTTGATCTTCGCCCCATCGATGAGTGCTTGTGGGCTGTTACCAGCTTGAGCTGCAACGACGGAGCTAAACCTAACAACGTCCAAAACCAATACAACGTCGGAACACCTGTTACTGCTACCATCGCCTATAACCAATCTTTGGTTGCTGCTTCTCTCTACGTCGACTATGTCTTCCTTGACACTGACGAGCGTCGCAGATTCGCACAAAACCCCCATGAGTATTTGATCAGTCAACTCCAATTCACAGGAGACGAGTCTGTTGGTTCTTCTTCCAACAAGATCAAGCTCAACTTCAACCACCCTGTCAAGGAACTCATCTGGGTTGTCCAACCTGATGCCAACGTTGATTACTGCTCATCCCTCTTGTGTGATGCCAGTCTTTTCAAACTTCTTGGTGCCCAACCTTTCAACTACACAGATGCTCTTGATGCTCTTCCCAACGCTATCCACGCTTTCGGTGGTTATGCCGCCACCGTCGGTGAGTATGGATTCATCGATTCCCGCGGTATGTTCGAGACTGCTGGTGCCATGGACGGAGATTTCACCGGATACTGGCATGGTGGTGCTTACGACAACGCTTACACAGAGCCCAACATGGGAGGACAAGGTGTTCCCGGACCTGTCCCCGATGCTGAGGCTCTTGCTAAGCTCGGTATTACCCAAGAGCAATGGGATAACCAAGGTAAAGGAGCTACAAACTCTGGTGTCTCTGATGCTGGAACATTCGTCCTTGCCGAGACATCCCTTGACATGCACTGCTGGGGACAAAACCCTGTTGTTGTTGCCAAGCTTCAACTCAACGGACAAGACCGCTTCTCTGAGCGTGAGGGTTCCTACTTTGACCAAGTCCAACCTTTCCAAGTCCACAGCCGCACACCCGATACTGGTATCAACGTGTATTCCTTCGCCCTTCGCCCCGAAGAGCACCAACCATCTGGAACATGCAACTTCTCCCGTATTGACAACGCCACCTTACAACTTGTTCTTTCCAACGCCACCGTTGAGGGAACACGCACTGCTAAGGTCCGTGTCTACGCCACTAACTACAACGTTCTTCGTATCATGAGTGGTATGGGTGGTCTTGCCTACTCCAATTAAGTAAACTGACTTTTTAGTCTATTATAACTTATAATTTCATATTATATCACATATAATATGAATATCATTTATTTAGATACAAATTATTTTTATATACGTATATATTATGACGAAACATAGAAATACACGAAGAGATAAAAAACGATATCATAAGAAAACTCGCAAAGGAGGTCGTACTACTAGTAATTCACCATCTAATAATAGTTCAGATGATCATTCAGACTATCGTTCTTTTATTCCTATTAATATTATAAGTCCAAGAAGTGGGTTGAGACGAGGAAGAAATGGAAGAAGAAACGAAAGAACACGAAGACATAATAGAACTAGGCTAGAAGATCAAAACATATCTCAAGATGAAATTAACACAAGATTGAGAGCAGGATGGACATGGAATGAAGGAACAGGAGGATGGATGCGCATATCGCGCAGATCGGGAGGTTCTAGTAAAAGTAAAACAAATAATTCTTATTCTTCTTATTCAAGACCAATACAATTAACAGATATTTTAGACCAAATGAAAAATGATAAATATATACAAAGAATTAACAACGAATCTAAGAACTTTAAAAATAATATTCAAATATCCATAAGTGAAAAACGAAAGAAACACAATAAAAAAGGAGGTAAAAAAACTAGAAAAATATATCAAGGTGGTTATCCATTTCAAGACAATCATCATAATATATTATATATTCCAAGATCATCTATAAGGCATCATTTAATAAGTAGCGATAATGATCATACACATTAAAAAACATTAGGTATAAAATTGTCTTTCAGCAATAGAACGTCCATAATTTTGCCTATTTTTTATATCACTATTAAAACTATATTTCCCAATATGATTCAAGTTGTGTTTTACATTTATCCATACCTCTCCCCCTGCTGCGTTCACTCTATCACAAAATGAATAATCCTCTGATAGATACATTTTATTCTTAATCATACAACAAAATAATCCATGATTAATTTTATCTTTTTGAGATAGATCATCTGATATTATTTCCAATTCTGGATGTTTGCTACAAAGTGTTTCTACTATACTTCTTTTTATCATCATAAAACCTGTAGCCGCATGGTTTACTTTAATAAAGTCACCATTTTTAATTAAATTATTGTTTTCATCATAACAAATATTATAAGCAAAATCTAATCCACGAGATTCAGGATTTTCTTGACTACTAGTTTCATTTTGCATAGAATAGATAAATTTATTCCAATTGAAACCCTTTTTTGGGTAAGTACAACAAGAAACATCTCTATCAAATAATAATAGATCTAAAACAGCTTGAGCAGGAAACTCAATATCAGAATCGATAAATAATAAGTGTGTGCAATCTGTTTGGAGAAACTTGGCTAAAGATTTATTTCTAGCTCTAGTTATTAAACTTTCATTTCCCAAAAAATCAATCATAAATTCTATTTTATATTGATTTAACATATTAACTAAGTTTAATATACTCATAGTATATTGCATAGTCATCATAGCGTCATAGCAAGGAGTTGATATAAATATCTTTTTAGACATAAATAAATATATTAATTACTTTTAATATGTTTATTATATTATACTTTTTAAAAAATTAATAGGTTATCTGTAAGATGCTTCAAAAATCCTTCTTAATATCTGTTTCAACATCTGTTTTAATACCTGTTTTAAAATTTGTAATGTAATATTTTAATAAAGAGTTGATAGAGGTAGTCGTAAATAAAAACATACCAGCAGAAAAGGCTATTTTTCGATCTAATTCATTATATGCTATAGTTTTGAAAGGATTAAAACGATATATTAAAAACGAAGATACATAAATTTGTATTATTTTTTCTAATTTATTAATTAATAAAGGGTTAACTAGAGTTATACCAAATAATGCTAAAAAATATATAATATATGTTGTAATTAAAATGGTATTATAAACCCTTAATTGAAAAGACGCAATCTTATTCATATATATTATAATATTATTTTTAAAAATTGAATAATATTATAATATATTTTCTATTAGATTAAATAATTTAAATGTCTAATAATTTAGTTCAAGTGTATATAAAAGAAGTATATACTACTAATATTACATATATAATAGTGGATCCTAGATGGAGCATCATTCAATTTTTACATACAATAAATGAAGGATTAACAGATTATTTTAATATAAATAATTGGGAATTAGTAGAAATGGGACAGCATACAGAAGAAAACATACCATCAGAAGAGGGAACCGCACTTTTTCCAATAGTAAATGTTACATTACTAGAAAAATATTCTGATAAATTATTGAATGAACAATTAGGATTTTATATTAGACCCAAGAGCACGGAAAATAGATTAACTTGTATAATTTGTTTAGATAATGAAAGAAATATATTATTTAACCCATGTCATCATATATGTTGTTGTAATAGATGTGTTAATAATTTAAATAATATGTGTCCTGTATGTAGACAAGAAATACAATCACGAACAATGGTGTATATAAACCCGTGAATAAAAGTACAAAATAAATAAAAAATAAATGTAAATGTATATTTTTTACATTTTTGAATATATATATTACATATAATTATTCACTATTGGTAGTAAATAAACGATTCATATTAATTACCTCTATTTTATCTTTTTCTTCATAGAATATTTTATTTATTTGTTCAGAATCTCGAATACGTATTGAATAACTTTGTTGAATATTATTACGCCCAATTCTTCCTAATGCTTGAATTATTTTTTCTTGACTTAATGACATTTGCTTACTTAGGTATCCATGACAAAACTGATAATTAGTTCCATATATATAATCACTTGAAGCTATTATTAAGTATAATTTTTGATTATCCGCTAATTGTTTCATTATTTCTGTATATGTATTACTAGGATGATTTGTAAATACCCCAATTCCCATTAATAATAAAACCTTCCAACTATCTTCAACATCATGTAACATCATTATCTTATATATACTATCTTCGTCTATATCACTAGTATAAGCATTTTCAGTGTTATATTGATATGCCCATTTATCTAAGTGTAATTTTTTATTTGGAACAAATGTATCATTCAACTCAGCAACTTTAATTAATGAACGGAGTGTTGTTATTTCATTATTTAATGTTTTAATTTCTTTTGTTTCAGTAGTATTAGTATCACTTTTCTTTTTATTATCTTTTACAGAATTATTGGATTCTTTTTTAAGGTTATTTTCTTCTATAGTTTCTATTTTTTTTTCCAATATTGTGATACGATTATTAATTTTGTTATTAAACTCTATTTTTGTCATAATATCTTCCATTGCCTTACTAGGAATATTAGCTTGCTGAATACAAAACTTCGCCACTTTTTCTACATCGTCAGCTAAGAATATAGTAGGTCCATCAGTTAATGTATGCGCATCCTTGGTAGATATATACATAGCTCCGTTAATTTTATTATCTAATATAGGTTCACTACTTATTTTTTTTAATGGTTTACCATTTAAATTATTTAAATTACTAGGATTATAATTAGAATTATTCATTCCTAAACCAATACTATTATATTTTTTTAATGTTGTAGAAGACTTATGTAAATATTGTATTTTATCTTTACAAAAGCTAACATATAATGCTCCCCATTTTCCGCCAATAATATTTTCTAATAAAGATAAATAATAGATTTTTATTTTTTGCATAGATATATCGTCACCTGTGCGAAAATGTTTTTCTACTAAGTTCTGAGAACGAATATAGTTATTTTTTTGAACGTATACTATAAATCTAACTATTTCACCCAAATCCATATAACGCAATAAAGTCAAATTATTTTTACAATGTTTTACTATTTTTAATATAGTATCATATTCTTCACTTAAATAATGAGGAACTACTATATGACCATTATTATCAATGATAGGAATACTTTTCTTACAATCATAACTTGTTATATTTAATATCTTTCCATTATGAAATTTATTTTTAAAGTCTTTAATAGTTTCTTCCATTTCATGTATTTTTGGTAATGTAGCTGACGATAAAACAATATTGGGGATAATATTGTTACTCCAATTTTTTTGTATATAATTATGTATTTCATGATTTTCATAATCTAGAGCAATAGTAGGTTCATCCCAATATACTAGTAAATCATCCGGTGAATTAAACTTAGTCATATATTCCATAGAATATAAGTATGATTTAACATCGCTAATAATAATTTCAACCTTAGTTCCAATTGAATTATCTACTTTTCCAATACCCCCACTTTTTTTATTAATACTATAATCTTTTGCGGCTGAATAATGTAACCTAATATCATTTATATCAGAACATCCAAAAGCAAATGCTACTTTCTTATTAGCTGAAATACATGCTTTAGATAAAGCTAAACCTACATGGCGTGCCGCACATATAAATATTATTTTATATTCTTCGGATAATCCGATAGGTGTCATAGTTTTTCCAGTCCCAGTAGGTGCAATATATAAAGCCAGTTTAGGACATGAAGTGTATGGATTTACATTATTATATACATTTTCATCTAAAATATTTTTTTTCATAAGTTTAAATAAATCCTGTTGATGTTGGTATAATGTTAAATCGCTATATTTTAAAATTAATTTATTCTTTTCAATAATGTCTACTGCGTTTTCTAATATATATAGCATATCTATTTTGTTTTCATATACCCTAATAATTTCATGAGTTAAATTTATTATATATTTGTTTATATTTAATATATGTAAGTTTGATAATTTGTAAAGATTAATATATTCATTCATCCATAAATTATTATTTTCCTTTTCGTATTTTAATAGTTTATTTATTATAGAACATAATATATATTCAAATATATCATCTCTTTTTATACGTTCTATTTTATTATTATCTAATCTAATTTTTTCTCCTTTTTTTATAGTTGGATTTTTTTTATTAGGTATAGTAATAAGGTCATCAATATTATGATTATTTAATGTTTGCGCAAAATAAGTTAGATATAAATAATAGTGCATATCATCACTTCCTTCCATCTTAAGAAATGATAATAATGATTTATTTTTGTTATATTTAATATCTACATTATGATAACCTTCTTTAATTAAGTTTAATACATTTTTTTCACTATCCGAACAGGGAACTTCGATTGAGTCCCATTCTGACTTTGATAACTTTCTTTGGTTCAAGTCCATATTATATATATTTATAAATATTTAGTAAATAAATAACATTTCTTCAATTTTTTTTAAAAAAATTGAAATTAAGTTCAATATAATAATTTATTTAAATTAGATATATATAATGACATCTCCTATTATTATTTCTATCGAAGGTAATATTGGTTCTGGTAAATCAACAATATTAGAAGAGTTACGTAATAAATATAAAAATAATGTAAATATTGCTTTTATTAAGGAACCAGTAGATGAATGGGAAACCATCAAAGATATTAATAATAAAACGATGTTACAAAAATTTTATACTGATCCAACAAAATACGCGTTTTCTTTTCAAATGATGGCATATATATCTAGATTAAACGTAATTAAAAATACAATTGAGAATAATTCTCAAGCAAAAATATTTATTACCGAAAGATGCTTATATACTGATAAACACGTTTTTGCGCTCATGTTGTATAAAGAAGATCATATAGAGGAAGTTAATTATCAAATTTATAATAAATGGTTTGATATGTTTGCAAAAGATTATCCTATTAATAAAATAATATATATAAATACTGACCCTAAAGTATGTCATGAAAGAATAGAAAAACGTTCTAGAAGAGGTGAAAACAGCATTCAATTAGAATATTTATCAGATTGTCATAAACATCATGAAACAATGGTACATGATAAAATGAAAAATGTTACATGTTTAGAAATAAATGGAGATTTAGACATATATTCAAATGATGATATATTAAAAGAACGATTAGAAAAAATTAATAATTTTATATCATGTAAGTAATCCAGCTATTTGTCTTTTAGGTTTATATTTCAGTATATCTAATTCTTTTTTCGTAATCGGAAAGTCATCATTACCATATATGTCCTGTAATAATAACCATTCAAATAATCCTCCTGGATATATATATATATATTTAAACCCTAACTTATGCAACTGGTTATATTTGTTATACGTTGTGCTATCATTTGAGTTTCTTCCATAAATAATTATGTTTATTGATTTATTATTGTTTAAATAATAATTCATTTTTTCTTCTTCGTCTTGTGCTTTTAACGTATTTAAAATTAAACATTCTTGATGGCTTATATCAAATGTATTTAATAGGATATAATGATTTGGGTTTTTTAAAAATAATTGAACATCTTCATAATTTACAACAGGAATACTTTCAATATTACCCATAAATATATTTAAATATATGATTTACACTCATATATTTAAACTTTTATATCTTTGAATATATTAACCAAAGTTTACTTCTATTTCAACTTTTTCTTTTATAATACTTTTAGCGGCTGATATAGATAATTCTTCTCTTCTTTTTCTAGTTTTTTTTGTATTATCATTTAATCCTTCTTTTCGTTTTGAAGTGCTATTTCTATGATTCATATCTTTTTCAATTGTATCATAGTTATCTTCAATATATTTTACAATCTTGTTATCTAATATCCATTTAAAAAAATTAAGTTGTCCAATTGTTGTTTCAATACATGAATCATTTTTATACGGAATACTAATACGATCCCATCTACAAAAAGGATCAAAACGTTTTTTTGAATATGCCTTTAGTTTAGATTTATAATCTAGATAAACTTTAAACCGACGGATATTTCCATAATCATCAGTTAAATTATATAGGGTATAATTTTGTTTTGCATAATTAGTTACAAACCAATCAACTATACGTAATGATATACGTGACTCACCACTAATAATATTTAGCATTTTATCTAAATTATCATTTTTATTATAAAATTTTAATAATGTTTCTAATAATAGATCATTTTGTGTTGTATAACTCATAGAGATAATTATCATATAATTAATATGTTTAAGCCCTTTTATTCCTTTTAATTTTTGTATATTTTTTTATATTATTATTATATTTTGTTATTATATATAAATATGGCGTTGTGCACTCCTGCTCATCTTTATTTGTTAATTTCACTTTTTTCAATAGTTATTGCTATGCTCAAAGGGTTTCATCCAGGTGCTATTATTGGTAAAATATTGTGGATGATGATTTGGGTATATGGTCTTAACTATCTATGTAAAAAGGGACATCCCACTATTGCATGGCTTTTAGTTATATTTCCTTTTGTATTACTTCTTACCGTTGTTCTTACAATGTTAAGTTTAAAACGTTTAGGACATTAAATAATTATTTAGATTCATTTTCTAAGGTAGTATTTACAGGTTTTAAATACAAATCTTGAACTGATATATCATTTAAATAATTATTTTCCATAAAAGGGTTCATACCTATTTGTCCAATCATCTCTCTTTCATTTATTTTTTGTGAAGTATCATCTTTTTTATTATTTATTTTAAAATTCATATCATTTGGAATAGAGCTTATACTCCACATGTCATTTTCAGATAATAACGATTGTTTTTGAGCACTAATAGCAAAATTATTTAATTCTTCACGTGATAGAGCATCTTTTACTTTGTTTAATCTATGAGTTTTTTTATATTTATCCCCATTACTCCATTTTCTCTCTACAAGATTATTCATTATATGTTATATTTTTTATAATAATTTTAATTAAACTTATTAAATTAAAATTATTTAGTTTTTATTAGCCATAAATATTCTTTAATTTCTTTATCTTTTCCTTGTCTCTTGTAGTTTGCAATACCTTTTAATCTATTATAAGTTTTATGTTCTATTGGATATTTCGTTACCTCTCCATAATTTGATAAAAGTTTATCTAATTCATCTATCGATAGTATACCTCCACTATAATAGGATAAGATAATATACTTAGCTTTGGTATTTTCAAATAAATTAATAAATGCGTTTCTTGCGTGTTTACTACTATTATATTGCGATTGTTTCCAATTTTTAGGTTGTCCACGATATGTATCCGGAACTTCAATATTTTTATTCCAGTTATTTATTATATCTAACAAAAAATAGTATATATTATAAGGGTGTTTATTATATGGAGGATCATAATAAACAATATCTAATTGTGGAATTTGTTTAACCCATTCATTTGTATCCATTTGACTAATTTTAACATCACAATCATGAGAGTTAAATATGGGATAAGACAACTTAATATCTTTTGTAATACGCGCAACGTCTACTTTGTTTTTCCCTCCATAAGCACCCTTATTACCATCTTTATAAAACCCAGCAAATTGACCATTTGTATTATTATGTATAGATGATTCCACTAATAAAGGAGCTAATACATATGATTTATATTCTTCTGGAATAGTATCTATATAATTGCGGATACTATCTATTTTTTTACCATTTGTTTCAGTAAAATATACCCTATCTTTTTCCTTAATTTCTCCATCAGGACTCCAATATTTCGAAAACCATTTGTTCTCAGTCTCTAATACTTCTGATATTTTATTAGCTTCATCTATATATTTTTTGATATTTTCTACCTTTGATATTGAAGGTGTTGAGAGAAAACATTCATTTAATGTTTTACTATATCCAGCAAGATCATTGGTATATAATGTATGGCATTTTGTTTTAAATAGTCGACTAACAATTCCTGACCCAGAAAAACCATCGCCTATAGTTAATGGTTTATTATCTATTTTTTTACTTATATCATCTATTACTTCTTCAATAGCCTTTAATAATTTTCGCTTATTTCCCATGTAAGTTATTATCTGTTGTTTTAAAAATGCGTCATTATCCATATATAAAAAATGTGATTTTATTTTATAATTATTAACCTATTATAAAATAAATCATACTAACATAGTTAATGATTTAAAAACAATATCATAGTTTTTAGTCTTAATTCCTTCTAAAAACATCGGATAACCTAAATATACTAGTCTATATATAAATACAATTAATGCTAGTATAGATATAATTACCCCACTTTTTGTTGGTTGAATTATTTTTGATTCCATATATAATATTAACATAATTATATAATTATATATTAAAAATCTAGTAATAATATAAATGGTAATGGTAAAAACACGAAATAATAAAAGTTCAGAGTCTCTCAAAAAAACTCGCTCAAAAAGGAAATCCAATAAAAGATTTAGAAAAACTCGTTCAAAAAAACAAAAAGGTAGTGGAGCCAATTGTTCAAGACCAGGACAATGTACCACTGACCAAAATATGGAGGAAGAAGACCCAAATACTATTGACGAATGTCTTCAAGCTGCTATTGAAGAGGAATTGGCAGGATACGTGAAAGAATATTTAGATAAAGGTGCAAATCCAAATGTAATGATTACAGATGAACACGAATATTTACAACAACCGGAAGAAGTTCCAGCTATTATATATGCAGCAAGACATATTAAACCTTCTACTACAATCCTGAAATATTTGGTGGAAAAAGGTGCAAGCGTAGAACAAGATGATAATACTGGTACAACACCATTAATAGAAGCGGCTGAATGGGGTAATTTACCTGCAGTAAGGTACCTGTTGAGTATAGGTGTCGATATAAACGCTACAACTGGAAGTGGGATATCTGCTATTTCGTATGCCGTGATGAATGAAGACATTCCCATGATTAAACTGATGCTTGATAAAAGAAAAGGCGAAATAGATTTTAATTATACTATTTTGGGCTTGGATAGGGCTCATGAAAATGTGATTGATGATGCAGATGAAAATGCTGAAAATCCAGAGGTAGCAAAAATATTAAGAAAATATGCGATTGAACAAAAGCTTCCAATTCATTCATACAGACAAAAAAAACGGTTAGAAGTAGGTCGTGTAATGGATAAGAAAAGAATGCCTGGAGATTTGACACACAAAATAATAACAGAACATTTTGGCGGAAAAAGAAAAACGAGAAAGGCAAAAAAATCCAATAAAAGGTTTAAGCGAACGGGTTCAACACAACAGATGGGGGGTGATAATGTGAATGCGAAGGATGCAAATGGTTGGACGGCTCTCATTAGGGCAAGTTGGGATGGACACACAGAAATCGTGGCAACGCTACTGGAGAAGGGAGCTGATGTAAATGCGAAGGATGCGAAGGGCTCTACGGCTCTTATGAAGGCAAGTTTGAATGGACACACCAAAGTCGTGTCAATACTATTGGAGAAGGGAGCTGATGTGAATGCGAAGGATAATAATCGCTCTACGGCTCTCATGAAGGCAATTTTGCACAGACACACAGAAATCGTGCGAATGCTATTGGAGAATGGAGCTGATGTAAATGTGAAGAATGGTTATGGCTCTACGGCTCTGGTTCTGGCAAGTTGGGATGGAGAGACAGAAATCATGCGAATGCTATTGGAGAATGGAGCTGATGTAAATGCGAAGGATGCGAATGGCTCTACGGCTCTCATTAAGGCAAGTTTGAACGGACACACAGAAATCGTGCGAATGCTACTGGAGAAGGGAGCTGATGTGAATGCGAAGAATTACGCTGGCAATACGGCTTTCTTTTTGGCAAATAGACGTGGAAACAAAGAAATTGTCAAATTATTAAAACAATATATTGTCGCACAAGCCATTCCAGGACATTTGAAAAGACAAGAAGATAGGAAAAACCTAGCTATGGTAATGAGTGAAAAAGATGTAGGAAATAGAGGTGATGGAACAATGCCTTATGAACTACGACATGAAACAGAGAAATATTTAGGAGGTAAAAAAGGAAGAAAAACTCGCAAGAATCATCACTAAAAGAAAGACAAAATAATAACAGAACATTTTGGTGGAAAAATAAAAAATAAAGTTAATATGAACATTATTTTTTATATATTTTTTACATCTTACTTATAAAGTATTTTTATATATACATTGCTTTATATGATTGATTCTCTTCATCACGTTTAATAAGTTTATTTACAACATCATTTGTAACTTCAAATGGAAATGTAACTTCTAGAGACATATCCTCTTCAAACAAGTTTGTTCCAGGTTTCATTAAACGATATAAATTAAGTTTTGTGTAAATAATCTCTAAACATCTTTTTAAATTACGAACACCATCCTCCTTATTACAATGTGTATCTATGATATAATGCATTGTTTCTTCAGTAATAATAATATCCTCAGGTTTGAAACATATTTGATCCCGAATTGTTGGAAGAAGATAGTTAGTAGATATAACTGATTTTTGCTTTTTATCATATCCCTTAGTTTGAATACGATACATTCTATCTCGTAAAATAGGATTCACCTTACTTTCATCATTATAGCTAAATATAAACAAACATTTACTCAAGTCAAAATCTATTTCAGCGAAATATTTATCATGAAATTGACTATTTTGAGAAGTATCTGTTAGATGTGTTAATATACCAGTTATTTCTTCTCCCTTTGGTGTATCGCTAACTTTATCCAATTCATCGAAATATATTACAGGATTCATGCATTTACTATCAATAATTATTTGGACAATTTTACCCCATATACTTCCTTCATAGGTGTAAGAATGACCTTCCAAGAAACTACTATCGGTTGCTCCTCCTAATGCTATAAAAGCAAAAGGACGATTTAATATTTTACTAATACCTTCTTTAACTAATGTAGTTTTACCTGTTCCCATTGGACCTTTAATAGCAATTGCGGATCCTAAGGCGGTGGGATTAGTTACTAATTGTCCTAACATTTGCATTATTTGCATTTTGGCGTCATTTAACCCATATACAGCAGCGTCTAATGTTTGTTTAGCCTTATTCATAAAATCATGACAAATATCAGTTCCATCTGTGATATTTATTGGGAGTTTTTCATATTTGTTAAAAGGGATACGCATAAAGGTATCTACCCAATTTTTAATTTTGTAAAACTCTCCACTACCTGGTTCCATATAACGCAACGAGTTAATTTTTTTCATAGCAGTTGCCTTAAATATTGCTGGAATATTAGATTCGAGAAGGGTAATTCGATAAGGCTTTTCTATACGCGTGATTTTATTTACTTCACGCACTTCTTTAATAATTTTAATTTGGTCATTTTTTTCTAAACTTTCAAAGAACTTAAAATCATTCATCGTATTTTTATCACGAATAATTTTCTTAAAAATACGCGCGTTTTTTTCCTTGTGTTTCATAGTTTTTTTTTCTCGTTTTTCACTATTCAACTTAATCTGTTCTTCACTATTTTTAATACATTTCTCAAGAAGTGATGTTGGATTTTTTTCATAAAGTTCTTTTAAGTTTGCTAATGTTTCTTCGTCATGTTTATATGTATTTAATTTATTTTTTTCTTCATTTTCATATTCATTCTCATCTTTTACTTTTTTATTTCTACGTGTTCTTGGCTTTTTAATTTCTTCTCCATCTTCTTCATATTCATCTTCTTCTTCGTCTTCTTCTACTTCACCTTCTTCATCAGAATATTCGTCTTCGGTATATGAACTATCTGTTGACACACTTTCATCTTCATCTTCTGATTCATCAACCTCTGTCCAATCACTATCATCATCGTCATCATCGTCATCATCTGAATAATCTTCATTTTGTCCTCCAACTGTAAATATAATATTAAAGTTTTTTCCTTTAGGACTTTTAACTAACTCAGTATATTCTTCTTCATCGTCATCAGATGTTTCTTCTATTACTTTTGTTGGTTTCTTTTTTTTGCTTTTGGAAGATGTTTTGGTTTTCTTTTTTTCTTTAATATCATTCTCACTATCTACCAATTCTTCTTCCTGTTCTTCCTCCTGAATATTATTTTTATTTTTACTAATAGCCTTTTTAAGTTTTTCACCAGCTTTGATTTTTTTATTCATATGCTTAGATGGAAATAGTTTACTTAATAGTTTGTGATATTCATGTTCATTTAATTCTTCTGATTCACTTTCACTTCCAGATGTATATACTCCATCATCGTCGTCGGAAC